GTGTCTGGTGGATTCTCTCCTATTAGTGGTTGTAAAGAGCAATTGGTTTTGACCTATGTCTTTTATGACGCGGCGCAAACTTTGACTACTGATGCAGTTGCGACCCGTTGTGAACAATTGGTTTCATTCTATTATAAGGACCCGTAGACACGTGTCGTTCGAACGAAACACAAACACAAATTTTATGGTACTAAATTTGACCGGATTTGATTAAAACATTTTAAGAAGTCTATTTAAGAGAACCCCTGCCTCGATTACAAATCCATCCAACCATGCCAGTCCAGCCACGCAAATTCACTTTCACTTCTTTTCAAGAGGTCGAGCCCTGCTTCGACTCTTCCGAGATGAACTACCTTGTCTTCGGCAAGGAGACCTGCCCTACCACTGGCCGTCACCATTGGCAATCCTACGTTGAGTTCAAGAACAAGAAGACCTTCAACCAAGCCAAGCGCATTCTTCCTGAGGGCGCCCACATCGAGGCTGCCCGTGGAGACGCTGACTCTAACAAGACCTACTGCAAGAAAGATGGAGACTTCAAGGAGTTTGGCGCTGCTCAGGTCGCCGGACAGCGCAACGACCTCAATCTGGTAAAGGCTCGCATTCTCAATGGAGACCCCCTTAATGATCTCATGACCGACGATGACTGTGCTCCCATCATCGCCCGCCACATGCCTTTTTTTCGCGCCCTTTCGAACAACTACCGCACAGGAGCTGGCTTATCTTCGCTTAAGGCTCGCATGGACGGAGCGACGCTTAGGCCTTGGCAGCAGCACTACCTCGACAACGTCTTGGCCTTCGACCCCTCGCCGCGCCACGTTCACTGGATCTGGGACTCTACCGGAGGAACCGGCAAGTCCTTCCTATGCGACTACCTGGTCGCCCTTCATGGAGCCACCGTCTTCACCCATGGAAAGGTTTCCGACATCGCCCACGCTTATGACTTCCAGCCTGTGGTGATCTTTGACCTCTCCCGCACTCAAGAGGACAAGCTGGATGGAGTCTACATGTGCCTCGAGAACTTCAAGAACGGACGCTTCTTCTCGCCCAAGTACGAGTCTCACAACAAAGTCTTTGCCGTACCTCACGTCCTTGTCCTGGCGAACTTCGCGCCGGACGAGACCAAGCTCTCAGCGGACCGCTGGAAGATCAAGGAGTTGACAAATTTTTTTTAGTCAACTTTATCCAAGGAGGTGGGGTATAGTATTACCCCCACCTCGGATATTGGATATTCGAGTCTATATAAACGGTCGTGTAACAGACAAGTATTATCCGCCCCTGCATGCCATGCCGGTGTTCAGGGGATCAAGCACAAGGCGTTATCGTTCGCGTTACAACCCGTATCGCCGAACTAAGACGAAAAGTCGTGTGCCTGCTCGAGCGTCTCGCCGCCGCCGCCGCGGCACTGGCAAGCGCATTGCGCGCGTCGCCAAAAACGTTATGATGAACCTAGCCGAGAGCAAAGTTCGAGATCGTTCTCTAATTCCTCTTCCTGGACTCCTAGCTCAGTATTATCACGATAATGCATACATTTGTACGCTTCATAACGCTCAAAGTACCGTGGAGCATTTGCTTCCCCCTATGATTGCCCAAGGAGACGAAAATTATCAGCGCAACGGCCGTGAGATCTATTCTACCGGTTTTCGTGTCAAGGGACTTTTCGATATTCCTTTTGATCGCCGAAATACCAAGATCAAAATCTACCTCACTGAGACTAATTCTGCTAGTGGTGCTCTACCTACTGATCTATTCCATACGGGCGACGGTACTACGGGCAATATTATGCTCGACCGCATCAATAGGGAACGGTTTCCCAATACAAAGCTTTTGCGTACTCTACGTGTAAAGTCACGTGATCTCTATATTGAACGTGGAGAACTTACTGATGCCGGTTCCAACGCTACCGTTTACTACGATTTTTGGATCCCTTGGAGGCGCAAGCTCAACTATAACGTGTCTGGTGGATTCTCTCCTATTAGTGGTTGTAAAGAGCAATTGGTTTTGACCTATGTCTTTTATGACGCGGCGCAAACTTTGACTACTGATGCAGTT